GGGTCGCGCGACCGCACTTCCTAGTTGAGACTGCCCCTAGAGGGACACCATCTTATTGAGACTGACAAAACAGACGAAATGAAAGTATTTTTGAAGAACGAAACTCAAGACGGCGAAGAATATTGCCTGCTTTGGGAGGCGCAAACCAAGATCGACAAGTTGCAAGAGAAGATCGAGTGCGCGGCCCTGTATTTGGAGTGGATCAAAAATATTTCTCAATCTTCGCGCAAGTGGGCAACTCGCGATCTTGCAAGGGAGGCGCTCGAAAGGCTCGCCGAAGCCAGTAATCCACCATGCTAAAATCCGTCAAAGAAATCTCCGCATTAGCCGGAACAAACCGCGAGACCGTCCAGAAAAGGGCGGACCAACTTGGACTTGTCCCGCAAAATGGGGAGAAAGGCGCGAAGCTCTACGACACCCGCGCCTTGCTTAGGCTCGTCCCGTCCCCATCCCGATACGGCGAGGAAGGCGACGGAGGCGACCCCATGCTTGCAATGCTATCGGCGGAAGATGCCCGGAAGCGCCGCGACCTGGCGGACGCGAAGCTAAAGGAAGTCGAGCTAGAAAAGCGTCTTGGCAACCTCGCCGATATTTCCGAGCTAATGGCCGCGCAGAATTCCCTTTTCGACAACCTCGTTGCGATCATCAAAAAGTCTCCGATGACCGAGGCGGACAAGGAGGATTGCCTTTCCTCACTGGCTGGCGCGGCTCGTCAATGGGCCGATATAGCGGGTTGAAAAAATCTACTTGCGCCATTTTCGCTTTTTGTCGTGCCTCGCAATATGCCGAGGCATACGCAAACATTCGCGCCCCTTTCGCGATCTTTTGATCTTGATCGCGCGTCCGTGGATTCTGAGTCGCGGACCGTTGACGTTATCTTCTCCACTGAGACAGATAAGGTCCAACGTTGGTTCGGGACTGAGATCCTCGACCACGGCGAGAAATCCGTCCGCATGGATCGCTTGCGGAACTCCGCGCCGTTGCTGCTTGAGCATGACTCGCGGCAACAAATCGGCGTGATCGAATCCGCCGAAATCTCCGGCAAGCAAGGCCGCGCCCGCGTTCGCTTTTCCCGCTCCGAAAAGGGCGAGGAAATCTTCCGGGATGTTCAAGACGGCATCCGCTCGAAAATCTCCGTCGGCTATCGGGTTCATTCAATGGTCCTTGAATCGTCCGACAAAAAGAAAGGCGACACCTACCGAATCACGGACTGGGAACCCTTCGAAATTTCCATGGTCTCAATCCCCGCCGACGATTCCGCAGGGGTCCGCAACGAATCCATTTTCGGCCAACGTGCCGCTGAACTTTCAACCCAAGTCTATATGGACGAACAAACCAACACCGAAAACCGCGCCGACAACGTGCAGGCTCCCGCCGCGCCCCTTGCTCCGGTGGAAGCCCCGAAGGAAGTCCGCGCCGTTGAGCCGGTCAAGCATCTTTCGGAAACCGAAATCCAAGCCCTTGCCGACAAGCGCGCCTCCGAAGAAATCGAGCGCCGGGAGGAAATCCAAGCCGTTGGCCGCTCCCTCGGAATTGACGAAGCCAAGGTCAAGGACGCCCTTCGCAGCAAGACGAGCGTTGAGGCCTTCAAACTTGCCGCTCTGGACGAAATCCGCGCCAAGCATCCCGCTTTCTCCGTGGTTCAATCCGCCGAAGAAAACCACAAGCCCGAAGCCGGAACCCGCGCCGCGATGCTTACCAGTTTCGCCGAAGCCGCCAAGCCGGTCCTTGCGAAGCGTGGCATCAACATCGTGATTCCCGACTACTCCAAGGAAGCGCAAATCCAGCGCAATTACCTTGAGTCCTCGCAAGATCAATTCCACCGCAGCATGAGCGGAGCCGTTACACTGCTTGACGTTGCGAAGCTCGACGCAGGCGTTGGTTCGCCCCTCATTTCGGAAGTCGCGGTCCTTGTGCCCGAGACTCGCGTGGTCCCCGTGGACGTTATCCAAGGCTCGACCGTGGAACTCAGCGTGAATACCGCTTCCGCTACGGTTGCTTTCCGTAACGCCAACGAAGGCTCTACGCCTTCCATCGGAACCTTTGAAAGCCGCATCTATCAAACCCAGGTCATCGAACACCCGATTGTTATCGACATTCAGGGTGTCCTCAATGCCTCGAAAGACCCTGGCCGCGTCATGGCGTCCAGCGCCCGCACGGTCCTTGAGGGTGTCCTCAAGCACTTGGGGACGCAGTTCTACTACGGCGGAACCGCCCAAAGCGGAGCCGACACGAAGGCTGCTCCCGGAATCCTCGCCCAAAGCAATAGCGCCAGCACTCACGTTGTTGACGCGGACGGCTCTACCGCTCTGACCTCCGCCTATATGTGCCGACTCGGTGACACCTACGTCGATTGGGTCTGGGGCAATAACACCACGCTGAACCTCGGCGAGTGGATGGAGGAAACCGTAGAAGATTCCAACGGGAAGAAGCTCCGGGGCCTCGTCTCCTACCTCTCGGGCCGTGTCGCTCCCCGCGTGGCGAACAAAAACGCCATCGTCCGTATCAAAAAAATCGGCACGGACACCGGCAAGAAGATGACCGACCTCCTGCTTTTCTCGGCTTACGAGAAGCTTACGAGCCTGGGTCAAGAACCCAACGCCATCTTCATGGGTCCGCGCAGCCTTGAGCAACTCCGCGCAAGCCGCACCGCGACCAACCCGACCGGCGCTCCCGCTCCGCTTCCGACCGATTGGAACGGAATCCCGATCTACATCACCAACTCGATCAGCCTTGCCGAAACGGTCTGATTCAACCCAAATCAACCCTAAACAGAAAGATCATTCATCATGTCTACCACTGTCAACCATCGCAATCTGATCGACGCGCAAGCCGCGACCACTCGGGCGCTTCCTGCCGCCGCCGCCAACGTCACCTCCTCCGGTATTTATATCGGCGGGGACGGGCCGCACAAGGAACGTCTCAAGGTCAAAGTCGAGCTTCCGACCAACTCTGTCCTTGTGGCTACCAAGCTGCTCACGATCAAACTGTTTGATTCCGCCGACAATTCCAGCTTTGCCGCTGCCAGTCCGGCGCAAACCTTCACGATCACCGGCAACACCGGATTCGCCGCGCAAGACATCTATTTTGACATCAATCAGACGACTCGCGATTACGTCGCGGTCAACTTTGAAGTCGAGACGGGTGGCGGGGCCAATACCGGAACCGTTGCCGCCATCTCCGTGGTTTCCTGATTCGCTTGTTCATGGCATCAACCCGCGCAACTGATTCTGTCGTTGCTCCCCTCGGGGCGGAGGAGTTAGTCGTTTCCTCCTCCGCCCCATCTGGGCGGGTTTGCGCCGTGGCTCGCGTTCTTGGAATACTCGAAAGCCTGGCCGGATTGCCCGACCAGGAGACCGTCTTGGAAGATGAGCGCGGAAACCTTGAAGCGTTCCTGTCCGAGTCTCACGGACCCGAAGGAGAAGCGATCAAGGCCAAGCTTAAGCCCCTACTTGCCAAGCTCGGATGAACTTCGCCGGGATGGATCAAGCCGCCGCCGTTGCCGATCTAATCGCCCTTGACGGTCGCGTGATCGAGATCGACGGGCGCAAATACAAGGCGCATATCGAGCCGGGGGTTACCGAGACGGAAGCCAGCGTTTACGGCCTCGACAATCGCGACCGGCAACTAAAGGCAACCATCGTCAACCGGAGCGAGCCGCCGAAGATCAATTCGCCAGTCATCGTGGACGGCGAGCAATACAACCTCGACCGAATCGAAGCTGCTGGCCGTTATGTTTCTATCCTCGACCTGTCCAATGCTTGAAGCAAAACCAGAACTGGAAACCCGAATTGAGGACGCGCTTGTCCGCGTGTTCAAGGACGCGTTTCCGAAAGTCCCCGTCCACAGCTACGGAAGCCCCGGCGAACGGTCCGGGAAATGCGTCGGACTTCGCGCTGAACTCGGGGCCGAAAATCCCATTGGGACCAACCTTTACGACTGCCTCGTTGAAGTCGAGGCCCGCAATTTTGACGCGCCGGATCGCCAGCTATTGCACGAAATGATCGGCAATGCGTCCGCCGCAAAAGAAACCCTTTCCACCCATTCCGCGAAACTGTTCGCCATGCCGCGAGGCCAAGCCGTCGAAATGATCGGCGCGCCCCGGACGGTCGAGGACGAGAACGAGCGGATTGTTACCTATTCCCTTTCTGCAACCATTCAACCCATTTAAACCATGCCAACTCCTACTTACGTTTCGGCCAGCAACTACCTCAAGGGCG